GAATTCGTCAAGCTCTACAAAAATAATCCTGTGCTCTTTGTCCGAGAGGTGTTGAACACTGAGCCTGATGGCTGGCAGATTGAGTTCCTGAATCACATTGCGGCAGGCAACCGGCGCATCAGTGTCCGGTCCGGCCATGGCGTTGGCAAGTCGACAGCATCAGCCTGGGCGATGCTGTGGTATCTGTTCCTGCGCTTCCCTGTGAAGATTGTGGTGACGGCCCCAACAAGCAGCCAGCTCTATGACGCCCTATTTGCTGAAGTCAAGCGCTGGGTGAAGGTGCTGCCGCCGGTGTTGTTTGACCAGTTGGAGGTCAAGCAGGACCGCATAGAGATGAAGGACGCCAACAATGAGGCGTTTATCTCTGCCCGAACATCAAGAGCCGAGCAGCCCGAGGCCTTGCAGGGCGTGCACAGTGACAACGTGATGCTGGTGGCTGATGAGGCCAGCGGTATCCCTGAGCAGGTCTTTGAGGCCGCCGCTGGCTCGATGTCTGGGCACGCCGCCGTGACCCTGCTGCTGGGCAACCCTGTGCGCTCCAGCGGGTTTTTCTTTGACACACACAACAGGCTGACGGCTGACTGGATCACGATGAAGGTGTCTTGCGCCGACTCGCCGAGGGTCAGTGAAGCCTACATTGAGGAGATGAAGGCGCGTTACGGCGAGGAGAGTAATGCCTACCGCATCCGCGTCCTTGGCGAGTTCCCAAGATCTGATGACGATACCGTCATCCCCATGGAATTGCTTGAATTGGCGACACAGCGGGATGTGGAGGCGAGTAAACATGCGCCTTTGGTGTGGGGATTGGATGTTGCGCGGTTTGGCTCGGACAGGTCTGCCTTGTGCAAGAGGCAGGGAAATGCGGTGCTGGAACCCATTAAAACGTGGAAAAACCTCGATTTGATGCAATTGACGGGTGCTGTGGTGGCCGAGTTTGAGATCCTTGTGCCGTCACAGCGGCCCCAAGAAATCCTTGTTGACTCGATTGGACTTGGCGCTGGCGTGGTGGATCGGTTAAAGGAGTTGGGTTTACCAGCGAGAGGCATCAACGTGGCCGAGTCACCGGCCATGGGCGGGACGTATAGGAACTTGAAGGCTGAGCTGTGGCACAAGGCCAAGGCGTGGCTTGAGCAGCGGGACTGCCGGATGCCTAAAGATGAGGCGCTGATTGCTGAATTGGCGGCTGTGAGGTACTCGTTCACCTCCAATGGCAAGATTCAGATTGAGGGCAAAGATGAGTTGAAGAAGCGCGGGATGTCTTCCCCTGACCGCGCCGATGCCTTTTGTTTGACCTTTGCCTCTGACGCTGTGATTGGGATGTATGGCTCGGCGGGGTCTAGCAAGTGGAATAAGCCACTGCGCAGGAACTTGCCGAGGGTTGCATAATTCGTTAATTCTTTAAGGGGTAAGAGATGAAGATGACAAAGGCACAAAAGAAGGTTGGCTCTGTGATGTCCGAGTACAAGGCTGGCAAGCTGCACTCTGGCAAGGGCGGCAAGGTTGTGAAGAGTCCCAAGCAGGCCATCGCCATTGCAATGAGCGAAGCCAAGATGCCCATGCGCGGTGCTCGCACTGCTAAGAACATGAAGACAAAGGGGATGCGTTAATGGCTACTTTAAAGCGCACCATGGATCAGGCCATGGACAAAGAAGAGGGTTATGAGGGTGGCGATGAGGGCGAGAGCTGCCCCATGGCGACTCAAGACATCACCTTGAATCTGAAGAATCGCGGCAAGGCGATTGACGCCGCCGACTATGGCCCAGAGAATCCCGCGCTGCCCAATAAGCAGTACTGGATGAAGATGGCCGAGGAGTGGCAGGTTTCACCAGAAGACGCGAAGATGAGTCTTTGCGGGAACTGCGCAGCGTTCAATCAGGAAGAGTCAATGCTTGAGTGCATTGCTGAAGGCATTGGCGATGAGGGCGACCCTTGGGCAATGATCGAGGCTGGCGACTTGGGTTACTGCGAAATCTTTGACTTTAAGTGCGCGTCCAGCCGTACCTGTTCGGCTTGGGTGGCAAAGGAAGAGGGCGAAGATGAGGGTGAAGGCGAAGAGCCTAAGTCTTTGCTGACGATCAAGATTGGTGTCAAAGATTGATCGCACCCATTTGCATCAGCACAGTCAACGGCAAAGGTTTGCGGGTGATGCTCACAAGCATTTTCGAGTACTGTCCCGAAGTGCCTGTCTATTTGCGCGGTCCAGAGTCCATTATTGGCGGCTATGACACTGATCTGAAGATCTTTGGCACGCCAAGAAACTTTGGCGAAGATTACAACGATGTCATGGACCGCGCCTTTGCTGACGGCTTTGACTCTGTTGTCTGCGCCAATGATGACATAGTGCTCACCCCCACCAGCTACAAGCATTTGCTGGAGGATGTGGCGCAGCTCAAAGTCGAGACTGGTGAGCCTGTTGGCTGGGTTGCTGCGCGGTGCGATGCGGCAAGGCCTGTGCAAAATGTGCGCTCTAACCCCTTTGATCAGCGTCTGCACTACTTCAAGTACCCTTATGAAGACGCAATCATGCCGCTGGAATGCCCATCCCCCATATTCTCATGGATTGGCCGCGATGCGTGGGAGTGCTTCAAGTTCCCCCCGCTGAACTGGTATTCGGATGATGTGCACTGCGAGGATTTGCGTGCCGCTGGCTTTCATCATTACCTGTCACGATCCTATGTCCACCATGTTGGCAGCCAGACGATTGGCATGGACGGCAACCGGCTGACTCAGCAGGCTGTGCCATGGATTCGCAAAAACAGGCCGAAATATGCAAACGACTGGTTTGACACTTAACCTCGGATCTGGCAAGGACGCCAGACCTGATTGCGTGAATGCTGACATCCGCAGCGATGTTGGCGCCGATTGGGTGGTGGATATTTCCAAATTGTCGTATGGCGAGGTGGTCAAGCACGGCGACAAAGAGGTCAGCATCAAGCCATTCTGCTTTGAGAAGATCTTGGCCTTTGATGTGTTGGAGCACATCCCAGATCTGGTGCGTGCCATGACCAACTGCCGTGATTTGCTTTGCGATGGCGGCGAGATGCACATCCATGTGCCCTATGAGTTGAGCCATGGCGCGTGGCAAGACCCGACCCATGTGAGAGCTTTTAATGAGAAGTCATGGGTGTACTACTGCGATTGGGCGTGGTACTTGGGCTGGAAGGGTTCCAAGTTTCAGATGACGCATTTGGAGATGCGTCTCAGCGAGTATGGTGCGAGCCTAAAATTGTCGCAAGATGAGGTGATGCGTTTGCCTCGCGCAGTTGACTCTATGTATGTTGTCTTAAAGAAAGTATCAGCATGACCGAATTACCTATCACCACCGACATCGCGGCCATTGAGCCGATGGATGACACCGAGTTGCAGGGCATTGTCTCTGCCGAGCTGGAGGACGCTGTCAGCTACATCGACTCCGATGTCTCCCCCATCCGAGCCAAGGGCACTGAGTACTATCGTGGCGACCCCTTTGGAAACGAGGAAGATGGCCGCTCTCAGGTGGTGGCGATGGAGGTGCGGGACACTGTCTCGGCCATGTTGCCAAGTCTCATGAAGGTGTTTTTCTCCACCGAGAATGTCGTTGAATACATGCCCCGCGGCCCCGAAGATGTGGCCGGTGCACAACAGGCGACTGACTACGCCAACTATGTCTTCACCTCCGACAACAACGGCTTCATGACCACCTATGCCCTGTTCAAGGACAGCTTGGTGCGCAAGTGCGGCATTGCCAAGTATTGGTGGGAAGAGGTCGAAGAGGTCAAGATTGAGGAATATTCTGGCTTGGATGACCAGACCTTGCAGGTGCTGATGCAAGAGGGTGCAGAGGTCAAGATTGTGGTGTCCTACCCAGAGCCTGGCGCGATGCCGCAGATGGACATGACCACCGGCCTGCCAATGCCTGTGCCGATGATCCATGACGTTGAGATCAAGCGCAACACCAGAGATGGCCGCATTCGTATCATGGCCGTGCCGCCAGAGGAGTTGATTCTGGACCGCCGAGCACGTTCATTTGACGATGCTGGCATCATCGCCCACCGCCAGATGGCGACTGTCT